GGCGGTGATTCGATTCCAGTCGGTTCATGCGGTCCTTGAACTTCTGCTTCCATCCGTCGTCGATCTTCAGGGCTCCCTTGGCGACGATCATGGAGATTACAAAGCCAAATCGACGGGCCATCTCCACACCAGACACGAGCGCATCAAACAAATCGGGTGAGCGCCCCGTTTTCAATTTCATCTTATCTTTACCTTCCACCTCGATCTTGTTTGCACCGACAATGCCCCACTCGCGCATACAACCTTCGTTCATCATCTCCTCTGTCATCCCACGGAATTGCTGGCTTTGAATGGTAAGGGCCACCGAGTACCAGAGTTCACTGACAAACTTGGAGTAGTAATCTCGGCACGTCATCTTGTGCGAGTTAGGAATCCAAGTCACCTGACGCTCTGATGGTTTACCTCCAAACTCAATTGGAACAACGTGCGGGCTCCAGATGCGACCGAAGGCGCCCATAAGCGTCCCTCGACCTGTGGAGTCGAACCCGAACTGTTGAGGAGGTATCCCGCTATGTTCGCATTGAGATTTTACGAAGTTGGCGATCTGATCCTCTGGTAGTTCGTTCACCTCTACACTGACCGGCACGAGCATGGTTCTACCCGGAATCAATTCGAGTATCTGACGATCATTTGGATCTAGTCCAAACTGAAGCTCTCCGTAAACGCAGCGGTCTCCACCGACCGAACCGTAGGCGGCATCCAGGAACCCTATCTTTGTACGCTTGTCGTTCTTCCAGATGGCTTCCTCCATCGCTCCGAATTTGAGGCACATCTGGCGGGTGATGACTCGGCGAAGCCCTTGGCCCCGTGGCATCCTCCCTTTGTTCATCATTGAGTATTGCAACGAGTCTTTACCGTAAAACTTAATGTCGGCATCAATGGCGGATTGAGTGATTAGCGGGATGCCAAGTTGACCGTCCAAGTTGGGAGAGTCTTCGCCGTCCAGTTGAATGCAGACTCCTTTTTCAAATCTCGTGCTCCACGTTTTAGCTCCATCGCCTTGGTCGATGCCGCCGTCCCATCCGCCAAGGTGCGCTGCGGGCTCACAGATGACGCCGAGTGCGTCCGTAGTGTCCTTCGGGTTGCCCAGGGCGACACACTTGAAATCAGAGTTCTTATTCAAGTTGGCGATGGCATCGACGAACACCCTGTTCATCAGGTGACACTCGTCGGCCACCATGCGAAGTCGCTTGTTCTTGATGCCTGCGAAGCTACCCAAGCCGACGTAGGAGCCACCCTTTTTGCAGGGAACACCGCAGATACCATTGCGGAAGTCTCGACCGTCGGCGTTCTCGAAACGGCTGTCGGTGATGATGCGCTGTCTGGATTCGATTAGGTTTCCTGGAATAAGGTTGGGGAACCTGTCCTGTGCCATTCGGTGATACTTCTTAATCTCTCCCCACACGCGCATTTCGAGCATCTCACGTTCGGTCGATGAAACGAGAACTGTGGTGCAGTCGCTCCACGGGTAGTAATCAGCGAGGACGTTGATCGCTGCCGAGTGAGTCTTACCACTGGAGGCCGGCCCCATCTCGCCGATGATTCGGTACTCGAGGTAGCTGGCCAGTTCCAGTTCGTTCCACCGATGCCAGACATGATCCGGCCAGAGCAGGCTGATGAATGCTTTGAAGTGGAAGAAGAGCCCGTTGCCATGTCCCTTGTAGGTGCCTCCCTGTCGGATCATCTGCATCTCGATGGCTGCGTCCACCATGAGCGGCTCCCAGAGAAGCCCGTATTTCTGTTGCTTGGGTAGGTTACGTCGTCCGGCCACGCATATTGACTTTGTGCCTTCAGACGCGCAGCGTCCAGCGTAATGGCTTCTGTTGGCAATGGCGTCAGGATGGTCGATGGTCAAATTTCCTTTGAGGGCGGCATCGACAGCGGGCGTGTGCCTACGATGAATTCGGAGGGCTTTACTACCGGACTGAGGGCGAACCAACTCTCATGGCTTACCAACGCCAGCGTTCGTGGTGGAGGAGTGAATCAGCGCACGGGTTGGAAGCCTCTGGTTCAAAATGTCACATGGCCGGGAATCTTTCAGGCGGCTTACATGTACGAGCCACCATTCGCCAATCCGTACATGGTCGTCATGATCGGTGGGCGCATCTATCAGATTCGGGTGGATACCGACAACTCGGTGGTGGATCTATCGGCAGCGTTCGGACTTACGATGCCACCAAACGAGCCCCTTGGATTCATGGCGCAAGGAGAGGAGTTTCTCGTCATCCAATCAGGCGATCTGGTGACGCTTCCGCTGTTCTGGGACGGGGTGAATCTGCGACGCAGCCGAGGGTTCCTTGGCATCGGTGCGGGCCAATCCACGCTGGATAATGCGTTTCAGATTACGATCCGAAACGACAACGACACGAGGGTTGGCACGGTGATTCCAGCTGGGAGTTTGTTCACCACTGACCAAGGTAATTTCACGCTCCAGTCGCCGTTCACTATCCCACCAATTGCAACGTCATCGGTGGCCAATATCACTGAAGCCTACGCAGGAACACCCCCTGTCGTGGTGAACATTTTCGTTCCCGGACCATTCCCTGAAAACCCGTCATTTGGCTCCAATACCTACCAGTGGACAATCACGGCAAAATTGTCCACTGGAGCAACCACCGGCATTGCCTCCGAACTGCCTGCTGCCGGCCCGATGGACTACTACATGGGCAGAATGTGGTACGCCTTCGGGCGCCAGTATTGCGCAGGAGACATCGTTGGCAGTAGGGCGTCAGGCACGGCTCCCTACGACTATCGAGATTCCATCCTGAAGACGACCGAGAACCCGGTGTCTCTGGCCGGGGATGCGTTCATTGTCCCGACCAACGCCGGCAACATCCGTGCGCTCAAGCATAGCGCCAACCTCGACAGCGCATTGGGCGAAGGAACGCTGTACCCGTTCACGAGGAAGAACATTTACGCCACTACCGTTCCTCCTAGACGCGCCGATTGGTCAGCACTGAGTGAGCCGCTCCAGCGCGTTGCCCAGCGTGATTTCGGTTCGGTTGGAGATCGATGTGTCGTGCCGGTAAACGGTGATCTGTTTTATCAGGCAATGGATGGAGTGCGGTCGCTGGCTGTCGCCGTTCGTAACTTTGGAGACTGGGGAAACGTCCCCATCAGCAAGCCGGAGCAGAGAGTCCTTCGATTCAACAATCGAGCCCTGATGCGATTCGTGAGCGGCATCAATTTCGACAACCGCATGTGGCAAACGGTTGGACCGTTTCAAACGGACAAGGGAGTGGCTCATCAGGGAATCATCATAATGGACTTCGATCCTCTCGGATCGATGGTGGACCGGTTTCCTCCGGTGTGGGAAGGAATGTATGAGGGGCTTTACATCCTGCAACTGCTGGAGGCGGACTTCGGTGGATTACAGCGGGCGTTTGGACTTATCGTGAGCCGGGAGACGGGCAACATCGACCTGTGGGAGATGACGACGCAGGACCGCTGGGACAGTCAGGTGGAAAACGACGGTGATCGCGTTACGTGGTATCTGGAGACGCCAGCCTACACATGGGGCGATCCGTTCATGCTAAAGAAGCTGGACGGACTTGAACTGTGGTTCGACAAGATGCTTGGCACCGTCCAGTTCATGGTCGAATACAAGGTCGATCAAACTCCCTGCTGGATACCGTGGCACTCTTGGAAGCAATGCGTCGCCAAGGATTGCCGCGAAGACCCTGATGCAGTGACGTGCCCAGAATACCCAGTGCAACCTTACTGCGAGGGATTCAAGGCGACGGTATCGTTACCGACACCTCCTCGACCGTGCGAACCGAATAACGCACGCCCGTCAGATGAGGGGTATCAATTCCAGATTCGTTTGACGATAAAGGGATGGTGCCGGTTGCGTGGATTGCGCATCTATGCCCTACCAAAAGCGAAGGCGCCGTACCTAAACCTTGTCTGCTCGGCCAGCAACTTCTTCGAGCCGGATCTGACACTGACTCAAGTGACTCCAACGCCACCCGCTCCACCACCGGAGCCACCAGTGCCGCCAGAGCCGCCTATTCCACCTGACCCACCCGATCCGCCTGATCCTCCGGGTGAGAATCTGGTAACATGGACACCGGATACGGCGATTGCTGGGTGGCAAGACAGTTTGTTCAACGCCTTCACCGGAGACCTCGCTACATTTGTGGCCACGGCGGATCTGAACGACTTGGTTCATTTCGAGTTGTTGAGCGTCGGGGTTACGGCCATTACGAACTTCGACGACATGGTGACGTGCGTTACGATGAATTTGAGCGGTAACGCCCTGACCATTCTGCCGGACCTTCCGGCATCACTTGGGATGATCAATGCCTCATCCAACCAACTCGCCACCGTCACATCACTGCCGGCCTTTATCACCAACATCAATGTGGCGGACAACCTGTTGACGACGCTGCCTCCAATTCCGGCACAAGTCTTGATCTTGAACATCTCGAACAACCTGTTCAGCGCGGCAGAGGTGAATTCGATATGCGGACAACTGGTCGCCAACGGGCTTACCGAAGGGACGCTCGATCTAACTGGTCTGGACGAGTCTCTTTCAGGAGCGAACATCGCGGCACTTGAGGCTAATCTTTGGATCGTAACGGTATGATTATTCCTTGCGCCCTAGCATTAAAGGAGTGTCTTCCATGCAATGATGATCCTATTCGGAACATCACGGCAGAGGCACCGGACGTGGACGTGTTCATCGGTTTCAGAACGTTCAAATGGAACCCGCCTCTGGGAGTCACTTACTTTCAACTCGCCTGCAAGACCATCTGCTTCTCATCGGTATCTCAACTGGACGCGGATCTTTGCGCCCTTCGGAGCGCCCAGGAGTGTGTCTATGATGGAGGAGACGATCCTCCGTTTCCTCCGGTGCCCCCAGGACCAAACGACACTGGGGGGCGCGGGGGTGGAAAAGGCATACCTCCACCGAATCCGAGATTCCCTATCCGAAGGTTTCGGAACACACCGCAGTCTTGCGATGCGTTTTGCCCTGATGGATCTCCGTTTACCGCAACAGTGCCAGCCGGAACGATCGTAGAGTTGAGTCAGGCGCTCGCGGATGCGAAGGCGAAGAGCCTTGCGTGCAAGCTGGCACTCCGAAATCTCTTCTGCATCTCCGAGACGCCACCACCGGCCGCGTGCATTGGCGATGACTATTTCTTCATTCTCACCACGAACAGCGGGGAAGAGTTACTCTGGTCGATTGACGGAGAACTTCCTCCGGGTCTGGATTTCGATCCATTCGACGCCACCATCACCGGCATCCCGATAGCGGCCGGCTCTTACACCTTCATCGTGGAAGTGACCGACTCCCAAGGGCGAGTGCAGGCAAAGGTCTTGACTATCTGCGTCATGGAAATTGTCACTCCGTCCACGTTACCGGACGGCTCGGTTGGGATGGTCTATGCAGAGCCGCTGATTCAGCAACCCGCCACCGTGTCGTCCGAGGTCTGGACGCTGGTGGGTGGAAGCTTACCACCTGGAATACTCCTTTCCCCAAGCGGCTCTCTTACTGGTATTCCTACGGAAACCGGGATGTCATTCTTTACCCTTAAGGTGGACGCACTGTGTGATGGCCTGCCGGTGAGTTGCCAGAAGGACTTCAGTCTGGAGGTGGGCGGGACGTGCGGCATTGACTGGGGAACAATCAACTGGGACACGTTCTTAATTGATGTTTTAGGTGATGGCGGCAGCGGCAGCGGATCAGCCTCCGGCGATACCGTCCAATTTAATCTCCAGAACGATCCTACTCCAATAAGTTCCGGTGGGGTTATGGTCCGTGTTCACGGCTCTTTGGTTGTGGACTGTAATGACTGCTCCTTCAAGTTGCGCATCAATCTCATAACAGAAGACCTGGGCGGTGTGGGGGATTCGGATCTTTCTTTCGGCATCGCCATCTATCAAGACGGTGTGCAGAGATTCATCAAAAAGCACGGTGACTCGATTAGCTTCCCTCCAACACTGGTTCTTGGCATAAACGAATTCGATGTGCCTTTGATCGCAGCCACCGGGTCACTCATTGAAATCAGGGCAGCGGTCTTTCCTGCCGGCCCATTGGGAAATGTAATGGCCAGCCACGGCGGCATAGTGAACGGACCACATACTGAAGTTGAAATGTCGATCACCCTTTCCGACATGTAATATGAGAATCCTCAGACTGAAAGATGTTCGGCAATCACGAATCCCGGAAGCCATCGGTGCGTGTGCATCGGACAACGGTAAGCTTTTAGAGATGGTGAACGAGGCACAGCAACGGCTGGTCTTTGCAGGTGGTGAAACTGGCTGGTGGGGATCTTGGGCCAAGGTTGCTTTCAACGTGATTGGAACAACTGATCCGTTCATCACTTTGCCGAGGAGCATCGCGAGGCTCATCAACATGGACATCTGCCGCCATCCGGTGCGAATCCAGAACGAATTCTACGAGTTCCTTGAGGCTGGAGTTGGACTGCAACCTGGGTGCGAGTGCAACAGCCTTGAGACGTACGATCGTGGGATGTTCCCCACGTTCTCCGACATCGTTCCTCCGAACAAACGGCTGCGCTTCTACATCACCGACGCGGCGGACATTGGGCGCCGCGTGCTTGTTCAAGGCACCGACCAGAACGGGACGACGATCTACAGCCTTGATGGGGTCGATGAAGTGACTGGCATCTTCCTCGCGTTTACTCAGCCGTTCGTGGACACGCCTTTCGACATCACGACTCTTACCGGGTTGCAGAAGGATTTCACCGTCGGACAGGTTCGGGTGTTCGAGGTGGACACCGTGACTGGTGTATCCCGACTGATTCTCACGATGGAACCCAGCGAAGAGGTTGCCGGGTATCGTCGTTACTTCATTAACGGGCTACCCAACAACTGCTGCGGATCTACCTTGCCTGCTCTTCCTACGACTCAGGTAACGGCGATGGCGAAGCTCGCGCTTATCCCCGTGGCGGTTGATCCTGACTACTTCGTCATTCAGAACCTCGCCGCGCTAAAGGAGGAGTGTCAGGCGGTGCGTTTCTCTGAAATGGACGATTCCACATCGGCGGGTCAGTCGGCTTTACACCATCGAAAAGCGATCAACCTGCTCAACGGAGAGTTGGTTCACCATTTGGGAAAGGAGCGGCCAGCGATCAACTTCGCGCCGTTCGGGACGGCTAAACTCCATCGTCAACGCATCGGAAGTCTGACTTAATCCAAGGAACGTTATGGCAAGTTTTCAACTCATAAGCGGCGGAGGAGGCGGAGGCGGAAGCGGATTAAGAGGCGCCTCATCCCGCGGTTACAACTCTGCCAGCGGCGGCATCCCTGGAGTTACGTCGCCGATTGATGCCATCATGGGCAACTTGGGTGGCTTGGGTGGAATCATCAACTCTATCACCGGTTCGCAGTCTATGGCACTGCGCGATCAGTATCCTGACGAGTATTTCTCCACGCTTGGAACGCTCTTGGGTAACACGCAGCGTCGGGCGGCTGGAGACATCTCCGATCTACTGCCTGAACTTCAGCAGGCTTCCGCTGAGAACGCGGTTTATGGCGGGTTGAGCGGCAGTGAAGCGGAGAATACCAAGTTGCTGCGCGATCTTGGGCTTACCCGTTACGGTGTCCAGAACGAGGCGATCAATTCACTTGGTAAAATCCAAGGCCAGATACCGAAGGTCAGCCCATTCGATCCGAGTGGGATGATAGCCGCACAGATAGCGGCCCAGGAGCGGGCGGACATGTACGCCTCTGCCCCGGTTCCAGAAGACGCTTACCAACGGGCTCTGCGGGCGGGCGGAGGGAGTGGCAGTGGAAGAACTACACCAGGACTGCGCTATGACCTAGGTGGTGGTGGTGGGTACGTGCCGACAGCCGATCCCATCATGAGAGGATACGGAGCCCCGACCATCGGCTACGGAACCCGTTCGGACATATCGCGTGGGTCTGATTCTGCTCCGTGGGGATCGTTCCCCAACGCTGTAAGCAACTACGCGGGTGGCCCCAACCCGAACACCTTTGATTGGCTGACGACAGATTTCGGGCCTGAGTACATGCCATCAACCAATCAGGATTTTGGAGGAAGCCTTGGGTATGGTGGAGGGGCACCGTGGAGTCCATTTGGGGACATGTACGGCGACTTGGTGGGTGGCACCCCAATGGACACCGGTGGAGACTTTCAGGGCGATGACGCATGGCTGGC